TGGTAGCGGCCGACGTAACCAACGGGATGGCGCTCACTACGGCATGCCCGGAGCGTACCGTATTGCACGTCACAAATACTGAGCAGGAAGCCAAGGCAACGCTGAGCACCAACCTTGCCGGCGACAACAACGATCTGAAGTTCACGGCGAAGCTCAAGGGGCATTTCGGTAACACCATCAAAGTTGCATACGTAGACCCCGACGCAGCGAATGCGCAGCTGGCAGTGACAGTTAGCGGCACTACCATTACTGTATCGCTTGCTACCGGCGCGAATAAGGCCATAACCTCCACCGCGGCTAACGTAAAGGCTGCTATCGAGGCGGTTCCTGCGGCGGCGGCCCTGGTCACAGTTGCCAACGCAGCCGGTAATTCAGGCGAGGGCGTAGTCGCGGCAATGGCTGCAACGGCGCTGGCCAATGGAGCGGGAGAAAACCAGATCATAATCCGCAAGGGCGTTTATGCTCGTGCAGGGCTGGGCGATCTGGTAGTGGCTGTCCCTGCGGAATCAGATATCTACGTGGGGCCGTTTGAATCCATGCGTTTCGAGCAGGCCAACGAACAGCTCTACATCGACCCGTACGCGGCGGGCACTACCATGACGGTCCGTCCGGTGTTGCTGCCCAAGGGAGTCTAGCATGTGGGTGCGGAACAAGAACACGGGCCTAGTATGGCTGGTAGAGGGCGAGCACGCTGAGAGGCTCGCCCTTTCGCCTGATTACGAGGAGGTGGAGCCATGCTCACCGTCGGCACCAACACCTACGTTGATATCGCCTACGCAGACGCCTACTTTGGCGACCGATACGGAGCCGACCAATGGCGGGCAGCCACCGAAGTCCACAAAGCGCAAGCGCTTGCCACCGCCACGCGTTCAATAGACGTGCAGAGGCTGCGAGGACGCAAAACGGATGATGCGCAGCCTCTCGCATTTCCCCGAGCCATTTACTGGCGGGGCGCATGGAATGCCGATACGACGGTGCCCGAGGCGGTCAAGGCGGCGACATGCGAGGAGGCGCTTGCCATCCTCTCGCAGGATACGCAGAGAGCGGCGAGACAGCGCGAGGGCCTTACAAGCGTCAGCATCGGCGACGCTTCTGAGAGCTACGACAAGTCGGCGCTGGCGCGGACTCAATCAGGCGAGCTGTTATCGGCGCAGGCTAAGTTGCTGCTCAGGCCGTGGTTACAGGGGGCGGTGCCCATTGTCTAGCATCGCGACGATGATGCAGGAGTGCACCTACTGGCCGCCAGGTCCGGGAGGCGAGTGGGGCGGCGGGGGATATGGTGCGCCGCAGGCGCTCCGGTGCAGATACCAGGGCACCACGAAACTCATACGGGGCAAGGACGGTCGGGAGCTGGTGGCATCGGCAGTCTACTGGCTACCGCAACCCATCGACCTACAGGGCCGCATAGCGCCGGGGCGACACACGGGCGAGCCATCGAGCGATGCCAGAGAGCCCATGAGCATCTTGGAGCGTGTGGGGCTAGATGGCACTACCGACCACTGGCAGGTGTATGTGTGATGGCGGCGAGGCTTGAGGGGCTGGATGACGCGATTGCCAAGCTCAACGCCAAACTGGGCGAGATTGATGGCCTGACGGCGGAGGAAGTCCGAACCGTGGGGCTTGCGGTGCTCGGGCAGGCCGTGAGGAATGCCCCAGTCGATACCGGCGACCTTCGGCGATCCGGGACATTGGCGTGGGGCGAGGACGTGACGTTAACTGCCGCGACTGTCAATAAAGGCGGCAAGGACGTTCCTGTTTACGGGGTATCCGGTGCAGGCGAGCTGATAGCCCGAGGCATCAACGCAGGTGACCAGGGTGGCATCGAGATCGTAGACGGCGGCGATATACCGGAGGGCGCGAAACCCATTGTCACAATCGGTTTCGGCGTGCCCTACGCGGCTGTGCAACACGAACGAGACGACTTCGACCATCCCAAAGGCGGTCGGTCCAAATACCTACAGGCCGCAGTGCAGGACGCGGCAGACATGCTGCCGGAGGCAATACGCAAGCGGGGCGGTGAGGCGTTGAAGTGAATGCTCCATGCAAGGACATAGCAGACATGCTCGTGACGGCAGGCGTGGGCACACGCACTACTACGGCAGACTGGCGAATCACGCAAGGCACGACCATGGAGGCGACTCCTGACCGCACGATACATGTCAAGGACACGGGAGGGTTCGCTCCCGATCCTAAATGGCAGCATGACAGACCCACCGTGCAGGTGATGATACGGGGCAAGCCGGGCAGCGCTGAATACCCAATAGTCCAAGCCAAGGCGCAGGCGGTCAAGGATGCTCTGCTAGGTAAACCCG